GTGTCTCAGGATCCGTCACAAAGGCACTTATAGGCAATTTGTCATACATTGCCGCATATTCGGGTAGGTAGGTCTCAAAATAAAAAGCACGCCCAGGAATCGATTTAACCGATACCCAGACGCCTTTAACAAATTCACCATGACCAGATTGATGGTCGGTAAGATATTCTTTACGAACCCAAACTTCCACTGCAGGAAGGTTTGCAATTAAGCACGCCATACATTTCTTTACATGTATGTTTATCTATACATCACCGTCCTTGTCCGCGATATGCTTTCTTGGCATTATTACGAGACGACGCGGCGTATTTTGTGCCATTGCCTTGCCCTTGACGAGTTTTTTTGGGTTTGCCGAGGACGTAACCGCTTTTGTTCAGACCCGTTTTTGCTTTTGCCATTTGCCGTTTTCTCCGATAATGATAGTTTCAATTTCGCCCGCTTTGGGACTTCCAGTTTGATAAAATTCAATGGCAAAGTCCTCCATGAGATCCATGTATTCCTCTTCCGAGAGACCCTTGAAGAGGACCTTGCCATTACGTATGACCGTATAACGATCCATCAGATAACCCGAGTTTTTTCGTGACCGACTCTGATACGAGGATCACACCAAATCTCAAAACCTGCTGCGATAGCATCGAGACAGAATGATACATCCTCTCCACACATATCCTGCACTTCTCCAGATTCGAATACCTGCATCTTCGGAGCAAACCATGGGTATTTGATACCTTCATTCTCAAAAACTCCGTTTTTAATCAGAAGCCATCCAAAACCTGTGTAATCTACCGTGAATGGTTTACGACGCTTTGCAATACTCTCAAGAGTTTCATGATTCATCACACCTCCATTGGTTCGGAAGTCATCCTCCTCCAACCAATGTGCAACTGATGTTGTTTGACCATCTTCGGTGCAATACCATCCTGCTGCAATATCTTTCTCCATCAGAACAAGTTGCCAGAACTTCTCTGAGTTAAACACAATATCACTATCAATCCACAACTGATAATCATATTTCAGTTTTCCATCCCAAGGAATCTGATCAGGACCACGAAGAACATTTGCACCTAAACACTTACAACGGGCAAAGTTCACCATGGAACTATAATCTTGTGAGATCTGAATACTTGCTCCTGCCTGAACAAGATCAAAACACAGTTGAACAAAGTTCTTCAGATACGTATAAGATACTCCGCGCCCAGGTAGACAAAATACAATACTCTTACCCTTTACAAGTTCTTTTGCATAATCATAGTCCCATTCGGGCGCTTTCTCTTTGACAGGCGTTTTTGCCTTTACTGTAAATCCTTTAGCCATAATTAGGTCAAGTTTGAATTTGAATCGATTCACTAGTAATTATACTAGTATTTTACCTTAGAGTCAATCAGTTAGTTCGGTAATTACGATACTGTTACCATCAACTTCCATGTTTAGTTCTGTGCCCTCATACCAACCATACTCTGAGATGATCCATTCGGGCACCTTAACAACATAATCACCTGTTACTGGATCGACTTCTATAGAGGTAATATTTTCTCCGGGATTTTTTTGCATATAAATGAACCCTCTGCATGATTTTATATAGCGAAAAATTTTTTTAGACCACCTTGTAAATTTACCTCGCTTTCGTAACACTTTATAGATTAGGGAAGTTAGGCGTTTTTATATCACGCGCCCCAGGGGGGCACCCCCGAAGGACGGGGGCACTGCTGCAGTCACGAACGCATGGCGTCAGTAACGGCAGGCAAGGGGGGAGTGCTGCTGACGGTCTGCCAGGCGATCACGGGCGGCAGCAATGCGGTCGGCGCGATACTGTGCCTTGGCACGCTTCACGGTTCCGTCCAGGTCTGCCACCATGGAAGCACCCAGTCCGCGTGCTTTGGTGAAGGTCATCCCGCCGCCGCTGCTGCAACGCAGTCCCTGTCCTTTCACGTTGGTGTCGGTGCTGCGGGTGTTGCCGATTGCCTTTGCCATTGGTTCGTTTCGCTTGTGGGTAGTGTAGCACGGATTGGGGGCGGATGCCCTCAGGCGGTCATCTCATCGTAGACCAACTCATGAAACAGGTCGGTCATCTCAACGGCGTCGATGGCGGGGTGATCCCAACGGACGCCGTCGCCAGTCTTCCCAAGGTGGGGTCCGATCTGTCCGTCCGTCATGCACCGCACGAACTTGACCCAGGGGTTCTCATCACCAGCGAATTCCACGCACGCTTTGGCGGTGTTGTAAAGGAAGCGGTCGTTCTGGATCCAGAGGGCGGCGTTCCAGGTTTCGTAATTTGCCCAACCGTTCATGCTGTGTCCTGTGTCGTGTTCTTCCTAATGATAGTCCATGGAGGGGGTCCGTCTACCCCCTCCTGACCAGTTCGCTGACCGTCACACGCTTTGTTGAAACTTAGCGTTGTTGAAGTTAGCATAACTGAACCGCTCACGATTGACCAGTTTGATCATACCAAACTCATTTGAGAAGACATAACCTTCGGCGCTGATTTCATCCTGTCCGATGAAAGCACGGGGTCCATTATTACGGCACAGAAAGAGTGCATCTTCCTTGATAGATTTGACCAGTTTCCAGAATGAAATCAGAGTCCAATCACAATCGAAAGCGTCATTATCAATCGGAGTATTTTCCCTGATGCACTTATTCAATGCCTGCTTAATTTTCTTTGCTTTCTTCTCATCTACGAACTCAACAGTTGGTGCCATCATTTTGGCAAACTTGATCGGTTCGGATACATCAAACCCACCAGCGCATTTGTCATAGGCACCGCTGAAGATGTATGCCTTAGGTGTCACAAACTTGACATAGGGAGTGTCAGTGATGATGAATTTCATCGGGTGTGCTACAGCATCACGCAGGTCAGATTCTGCCGTGTAAAGTGTATGCGGAGCAATGATGATTTCCTGATCAATTACTGACTCGAATTGATACGTGATTGTGTTGGGAGTGTATTCACTTTGTCCACCGAATCCGATGAAATCACCCTGATAAATTGCACCCCCGTGTGTATTAGGCAACCAATCATAACAAGCGTGCAAAATCTTTGCAACTTCGCCTGTATGGTTAGCATCAATGTCCGCATGGGATTCGTTAATCTTGATTTTAACTTTGTTGAAGACACTTTTGGTGCCTACAAAGAACTTACCAGTCGCAGGATTAGTTCCCCAAACAACAGCAGGAGCGCCGTCCATTTTGGTGCTAAGGTGACCGTCTGCCAGCAGCAGATCCAGAACCGTCAGGTCACCCGTGAGGATCAGGTCTTCGGGGTGTTCGATGTGTGTGTTTTTCATGTCCCTATTATAGGCACGGGGTCGGGCGTTCTGGGGGCGGTGTTGTGACACCTGGTCAACTGGTTCGGGCGGCTGACCTGGGTATAAAAAAAGGGGGGAAAATAATCCCCCCTATCTGTCATCAGGCAAGACGCATTCCGTCAACGAAAGGAATAGTCATCATCTGCTCAGTTTTGGCATCTACAAAGTTAACGAACCATTCAAATTGTTTCTGGAAAACATACTCACGCTTTGTTCCGCAAGTGTAACCAAACTCAGAAAGAATGGCATTCAAACGTGACTTTGTAGTCTTGGACTGATAACCACCGTCAAAGAGAGTGAGGGAGTCATCATCGATCGTTGCAATTTGATTGCCGTGGAGATAAACAAAACTTACACCTTCGATGTTGATAACTTCGGTGTTATCACACTTCCAGTCAGTGTTACCTTTGATTGCGGCAATCATCTGTTGTTCGATCTTACGCATGAGAGGCAGTCGTCTGAACTTCTATAGAATACACGGTCTGGGGGAGCGTGCGTCTTTTGTGTGCCACTTCCCCGACCGAACACGGTCAGCCGCGATTCTCAATAATAAATGTCTATTGAGAATCAGAACGGTTAGTGTCAACGAAGAGGTTGCATTCTCACAACCTCAGGTACACTTTCATCCACCTTAATTCCTATAATGTGAAAGTGAGGATGTAAGCGCCTACATGTAGCAATTGCCTCTTCTCTTGTTTCGGCAATGTAACTCAGGATGTCATACTGTTGATGACCATTAGGGCGGATCATTTCGCCGTAGATGTTGAACTTAGTTTCTTTCATTGTTATCAGTTACCGAAGAAAGAATCGTGAGCATCAAGAACG